CATCGCGTCGGCCCGGACGATCCAGGCCCGGCACGATAGGCAGGCCCTAGCCGCGTCTAAGCGAGCCGCTACGGCCCGGAAGCGGACGGCCGCAGCTAAGGCCCTAGCCGCGCGGCGTGCGGCCGCTCTAGCCGCGAGAGCGACGGCTAGAGCCCCAGGAGCGGCCGCCAAGGGAGCAGCGGCCGGACGCCAGGGCCGTCAGGGTACTCCGGTTAAGGCTCCGCGAGTAACGGCCGGACGGGCTCCGGCCTCTCAGGGAAAGGTTATGGCTAATCTCGCTCAGTATCTAGCTCACCCGTAGGAGAACAATGGCTCACTGGGACGTTAGCGCGGAGCTACGCGGACCACACGGCCGTTGGACCAGGTCCGCTGAAGCTCTTAAGCGGATGTCCGGAGAGGCTAGGGTGAAGCTAGAAGGCACGACTACTGAGGAGAAAATAGCTAATATCCCAAAGGGTAAGACCGTACGCATAAACGGAGTCGCGGTACACCATATCTCTGATACCCGCGTCCGGGTTGGCTTTAACCGGGAAGGTAAATGGGAATATCAGTATTACGGCTCTAGGGCTGAGGCAGCAAAGGCCGTAGATGCGGGCAAGCATCACGAGGAAGGTACTCCGGCCGGACCTCCGGCTGAGAAGCTACCATTCACGAAAGTCCGCGAGCGGGTATTGTCGCTAAAGGAAGATCAGCCGGAGACTATTAACGGCGTCAAGATCACCCTACTCCAGAACGGCCAGTATGAGGTTGATCTTGGTGGCGGGAAGGTAGCGCGGTACGATTACCCGCATCAGGCAGCCGGAGCTATCCGCGCCGGATTCCATACCTCAGACGCCAAGCCTCCTAGAGCGCTCACGCCTCCGGATGTGGCGATACGCGAGACGCTAGGCCAGCCTATACCGAAGGTCGCCCATCCTAAGTCCCTGACGATAACCGGAGCGGCAGCCCGGTTTAGCCCGGCCGACCAGAAGCGGATGCGCCAGCAGGTACTAAAGGCGACTACGTATCAAGCGGAAGTCACTCCGGACCTCGTTGACAAGACGGATATCACGGTTACGCAGTCTCCCGGCAGGACAACGCGGGTAAGGTCCTCCGCGCTAACGCTCGCGACTCATTCAGGCGCTCATAATCTTGACGTAAAGCCTGAGGTGCTTATTGGCGGTAACGCTGATGCCGTCCTAAAGGATAACCGTGGTAGCTGGTGGGTCGATACCGACCCAAAGCACGACCTCTCTATGAACGTAATGACTCACGAATTCGGCCACGGAGTCCACGGCCTTGCGACGCGGAAGGGAATTATCTCAGTCAGCCGGCATAATCCGGTTACTACCTATCCGGCAGAGCAGACGTTCTGGCGCGCATTTGCTAGAGCCGGGAACATGAAAGAGCCAGAGACGTTTACCGACGCCTACGGCCGGAAGGCTATGGATGTTGGGGCCTGGTTTGCCAGGAACAAGGCCGGGATTAAGCGGGAAGTCTCTCAGTACGGAGCTAAGAATCTCAACGAGATGATGGCGGAGCTATGGACGGAGTACCGGCTAAGCCCGGAGCCGCGTCCGCTCGCTAAATACGTTGGAAATCATATTACCCGGATGCTAGGAGGTACCGGATGACGGTCCAGACACGGCCGGGAGGAGTCCGGCTTGATCCGCTACCCGGCCAGCCGGATATTGGCCCAGCTGATAACATCTCTGACTCGTCCTGGGACGGACTTCCGGAGGAGCCGGACAATACTCAGGCGAATCTAGGCCGGATAGCTCGCGCTAGGAAGGGAAGCAAAGAGGAAGCCTAATGGATATTGCGCCTAGGGATAGGCTCGTTACGCTACCGGACGGAGTGCCGGAGCTAACGCTGGGCTGGGAAGGCATCCACTGGGCGTCTAAATACCTCCGCCAGCCTGACGGGCCTAACGCCGGAGCCCGCTGGGAGTTCATTGAGTCGCAGGTCCGGTTTATCCTCTGGTGGTATTCTCTCGACTCGCGCGGCCGGTGGAATTACTACCACGGCGTACGCCGCTGGGCTAAAGGCGCAGGCAAATCGCCGTTTGCGGCCGTAATGGCGATGATTGAGCTACTCGCTCCAGTCCGGCTGGACCATTTTGATGACCGGGTAATTGGCGGATGCGTCGGCCGGGCCGTTTCTATGCCCCTAGTCCAGATAGCTGCGACCTCGCACGATCAGGCGAATATCAATACCATGCGAATGGTCCGTGCGCTTTTGCCCAAAGGCTCGAGAATTCTCAAAGATTACGACGTGGAGGCGGGCAAGACGGTATTCCATGTGCCTGGTGGCGGGCAGCTTATGGTAATTACTTCCTCACCAACTACGGAGGAAGGCGCACTAACGACTTTTGGGATACTCGACCAGACGGAGAGCTTTACCGCGTCTAATGGCGGTGTAGACCTCGCGGAGGTAATGGACCGTAATGTCGGCAAATCCGGCTCGCGGCTACTTGAGACCTCCAATGCGTGGGAGCCCGGCCGCGAGTCGGTTGCGGAGACGACCTTTGATACATGGGTTGCCCAGGAGGAAGGCAGGCTCATTGGTAAAGGCCAGATCCTTTATGACTCGCGGCAGGCCCCACCAGACGTTGACTTTGAGGATGTCGGCTCTATCCGGAAGGCCGTAGCTTTCGCCTATGGAGACGCCTACTGGGTTGATGCGGAGGATATCGTTGAGAACCGTATCCTGTCGCCTCGTACTCCGCTTGACGTATCCAAGCGCTATTACCTGAACTGGCCGGAGAGCCCGGAGGACGCGTGGACCACTCAGCAGAAGTGGGCGCGGATGGCCGACCTAGATTTCAGGATAGAGGACGGCGATGATATAGCGGCCGGATTTGACGGCTCGCGAACCGATGACGCTACCGCGCTGATAGGCGTCCATATCGAAACGGGCTTCACTTTCTCGCTGGGAATATGGGAGCCGCGAGGCACCGGCCGGACTGTCCCGTATGACGAGGTGGACGCGGCTATAGCCGCTATGAAGAAACGCTGGCACGTATGCGCTTTCTTTGCGGACGTAAAGGAATGGGAAGAGAGCACAAAGATACGCTGGCGTGAATGGTTTGAGGATACGGTGGATGTATGGGCCGTACCCGGAGGACGCGACCCCCAGCCCGTGGCCTGGGATATGCGCTCGCACGTCGGAGAATTTACCACGGCCGCTGAAATGGTAGAGGCTGAGATAGACCAGTCTGGGTTTAAGCACGACGGCGATGGGCCTATGGGTAGGCATGTTATCAATGCCCGTCGCCGGCCCAATCGCTGGGGAGTCTCGATAGGTAAGGAATCGCCTAAGTCGGAGCGCAAGATAGACGGATGCGTGGCGATGATAATTGGCCGGCACGCGCGGAGGCTCGTACTCGCGTCTAAGGCGTACAAAGAGCGCAAAGAGTCCGAAGTGCGGAGCGGTAAGGCTAGAGTCTGGAGCTTCTCATGATAATTGATCCGGCTGACGTTAGCTCTATTGCGACTCAGACGCTCATAATGCGCCAAGGCGAGCAGGCGAGGCTTAGCCGCATATCCCGGTACCTCCGGAATAAGTCTGATCCTCCGTACGCTCCGCGAGGCGTCAACGCGGAGTACCGCTGGATCATGAAGAAATCAAAACGAAACTTCCTCCCACTTGTCGTCTCGGTTATATCCCAGAACCTTCACGTGGACGGCTACCGGCCGACCGGGATGACGGCAAATCAGGTAGCTGGGCCGCAGAGGCCGAATCCGGTATGGGACGCCTTCCGGGCTAACCGGATGATATCCCGTCAGCACGGCGTCCACCGCTCCGTTATCAAATTCGGCTCCGCGTATACTGTGGTGCTACCGGGACAATTGTCTACGGACGAGGAGCAATCCCAGGATGTGCCGGTAATCCGGCCGGTATCTCCTCGCCGGATGACGGCGATGTATGCGGACGATGTTGATGATGAATGGCCGCAGTTCGCAATAGAGGTCCGTACGGTCCAGCTACCAAAGAATCAGAGCCGGGTATACGTCCACGTTTATGACGAGCAATTCCGCTATATCCTCGCGAGCCAGCTACTCACCGGCGTCGGCTCTATCGCTAACTACAACCTGGTTATGGCCGACCCTAATGACCCACTCCTCAACGGGCAGGCTCCGGTAGCCGAGCACGGCCTTGGCGTATGTCCCGTGGTCCGCTTTCTACATGAGACGGACCTAGACGGCGAGGATGATTGCTCCGGCGAGATTGAGCCGATCATAGAAGTTCAGGATCAGGTCAATTTCACGACATTTAACGAGATGATGTCGGAGCAATACGCCGCATTCCGCCAGCGCTGGGTTACCGGAATGGCGCCAGTCGATGAGGAAGGCCGGGAGCAGGCTCCGTTCCGGCCCGGAGTCGATAGGGTCTGGGCGGCTGAGGATGCCAATACCCGCTTTGGGGAGTTTAGCGAGACGGCTCTAGCTCCGTATTCTGGTTCACGCGAGGATGCTATCAAGCATATGTCAACCATTACGCAGATACCTCCGTACTCGCTCCTAGGCCAGATAGCGAATATGAGCGCGGAAGCTCTAGCGGCCGCAAAGGACGGCCAGGACTCGCACGTTGATGAACTAAAGGCGAATCTTACCGACCCATGGCGCAATACTTTCAGGCTAACGTCGCTCGCGGCCGGTGACAAGGACGGCTGGAATGATCTATTCGGTACGGTAGTCTGGCGCGATATGTCAACACGCTCGTTTGCGGCTACGATAGATGGCCTTACCAAGATAGCTCAGATGCTTGGCGTTCCGGAGCAGGAGCTTTGGGCGAGGATTCCCGGAGTTACGGCCGATGACGTAGCGGCGTGGCAGCTAGCCGCTCAGCGTGAGCAGGCCCAGGCCCTAATCCAGCAGGCCGTCCAGCAAGCGGCCGGCATGGCTCCTCCGGCCGTAGGAGGCCCACCTGGCGCTCCGCAGCCCGGAGCCGTCGCCGGAGTACCCATCCCGGCTCCGGCCGTCCCTGGAGCGCTTCCGGGTACTACGCCGCAGCCGCTTCCTCAGGCTCCTCCTCCGGCTCCGCGAGGTCCGGGAGGTAAGCCACCGCAATGAGTACCCCAGCGATTCCGGGCCTTCCCGTAGGTAAGACTGCGGGAGGTCAGATATTGCTAAGCCGGTATCAGCGCAATCAGCAAGCGCTAGCCGCTCGCGTAGCCGCAGCCGTTCAGGCTCTATGGAATCAGCTATTCAATCCGGCTAACTCTAGCCAGAGCTGGGATCAGCTAGAGCCTATCCTCACTGGAATAGTCACTCAGAATTACGGGCTAACGGCTGCTGATGCGGCCCAGTACTATTCCGCGTCTCGCGTTGTCGCCGGTAATTCTTACCTTGCTGTGCCCGGCCAGATGCCGGACGAGGCATATATCAATAAGGTCCTGAATATAATGGGGCCAGGTCAGTTCGCCCACTACCTAAAGGATCAGCCGGAAGATAATGCCGCGACGATGGCCGGCGACGGCCTACGCGGAGCGGCTACGCGGCTCGTGCTAGCCGGAGGCCGGGACACGATAACCGGGACTACTCCGATTGATCCGGCCGCTCGTGGCTGGGAGCGGGTGATAGAGCCCGGAGCGTGCTCGTTCTGTTCGATGCTTGCTAGTCGCGGAGCCGTCTATAAGGAATCAACGGTTGGCTTCCGTGCGCACGATCATTGCCATTGCGTGGCTCGTGCGGTATTTACCGGGCAGCCGTCTATAAACACGGGCCTTTCCAAGGAATGGGGACAGGCCACTAAAGGTACATCGGGTAAAGCGGCTATTGCCGCGTGGGACGAGTATTGGAGTAGCCGTGGCGGATATCAAGCAGAGGAAAGCTCTACAGGCCAAGGGACAGGCCATGCCGCCTAGTCAGGCAAATGAGAGCGACGCACCACGATTCCCTATCAAGGGACGAGGCCCAGGCCCGGATACCCTCCAGGCCGCAATCCACGCAGTCGGCAGAGCCCGGCCGAATACGCCGGAGGAGCGGGCTAAGGTCCGTCGCTATATCATGCGAGTAGCGGCGTCAAAGGGATGGTCGGCCGATATCCCTGACAACTGGCAATCGG